ACGATTGAGATCATCAGTATAAACATCACCCAAAAAAATACCACCATCTGAAACAAGATTACCTAAATCAGTAACATAAAATGATTTTCCGTTATTAATATTAATTTCAAAATTATATTAGGGGCAATACCAAACATACACCATAAACATTGACATTATAACCAAAAAAGGTTTAAAAAGGTTTAATTCTACCTTAATAAAAAAGGTCGAAAATTAAACTTATTCAAAAAAAGGTTTAATTTTTATTCTTTAAAAGGGATTTAATGTGGTCAATTTCGGCTTCTAAGTCCCCTACGCGGTCATATAATACCGTTGGATCAGGTAATTCAAAAGAAAGGTGCATTTTTACCGCCCACACTTCTTTTATATGAGATGTATCTAGAGATATATTAGGATACTCTCTTCTATTATCTGATTTTAAATATAAATTGTCGTATTTTTTTAAACGGTTTAAAACACGTTTTACGAGAATACCATCATTGCTGACAATCACATATATACGGTTATCTTTTATATCTTTAATCCAATTCTCTACCCATTCACCAACGACATAAGAACCGTCGTTTAATGTTGGATACATCGAATGACCTGAAATTTGAAACATTCTAAAAGTACCGTTCTGAATATTAGGCAAACTAAACGTTGGTAAGGTCTGAACAAACTGCGGGTCTCCATAACCTAATAAATAACCCGCTGCAGCTTTAGCAGGTACCAACACTACATTATCCTTTCCGCTTTCATTTACAGTAACAATCTTAGGCATTTTACTGTGTAAAGGAGAACCAGCCTCTTTTAATGAAAGTGATACATTTTCTTTACTTTTCGTTTCTTCCGAAAATGTGACAGTTTTTGTGACATTTTCAAACTGTGACATATCCTTTACATTTGGTTTTAGCATTTCACCTTCTCCCAAAACAAACCAAATAGGATTTAAGTCTATATAAGCATGTAGAATTTTCTCTATAGTATCTGAATTCAAACCAGCTGAATTCTTAATTGCTTTTCCAATTAAACCTACAGATAAGCCTGCATCAACAGTAATATTATTAGGGTTTAACCCTTTGTATTCCATGTACCTACATAGCCTGTGTGTAATTTTTTCTATACTCATATTGAAATAAGTCTATATTTTTATTAATTGGTATTGAAAATTATCTATATTTGTATCACTCTAACAATACAAATGTATAATAAATTTTAAGATATGAGCATATTAATTGAACAAGCGAGAAAATTTAAAACTTGGGAACTGCTTCATAGTATGACAGGTATGAGCAAAGTTTATTGCAAAAAAGTAGTGACAAACGAAAGAGAACATAAGTCAATTGCTGCCAAACTAATCATGGAAAAGTTTGCTGAACTAGAAAAAATGCTAATCAACTAGTCACAAAAATGCAGCTGCTACCAAACGACCTACTATTTCGCAATTACAAAGACGGTGAAACCCTATGGGTATCACAACGCCTTGTATTGCAAGTTTGTCAGGTAACAGAAGAATATCTAAGAACACGAGCTAGAGCATTATTTAAAAAATCAATCCAAAAAGGCTATAAATATGGCGACTTTTTACCCAATACAGGTAGTGCTTGGCGATGGGGCAAAGTAAACGGTACATTCTATTATGATTATGACTGTTTACCTGACCGTAAACCGACACATTACCGTTCAAAATTTGGCGCAAAGCACGAGCTTCTACAGCAGTACGAGGCTCTGCAAAGTGCCGACAAATCAAGTAAACAAAACCAAGTTAAAAACGCTATTCAGGCGCAAGTAAACTCGTTCATTGACAATACTGATATCACATATTATATGTATGGTGCTATGGTTGGATTCAATCAAAAACAAGCTGAACAAATGGCGACTGGACGCGCTTGGTGTTTGTGGATTTTAAAACAACTATACAACGACAATTTTAAGCTATTAGGAATCAATAAAAAACAAGACTTCTACCAAGTGTGTACCGACATGTTAGCACCGTTAGAATTGGAAGGTTTTAAAATCAATTCTGCAGCTTATTTACGTAATAAAGTAAACGAATTTCCTTTTTCAAGCGACTTAAAAGAACAATTGAACTTTTTTATTTCGGGTAAATATGGAAATGACAATGCTCAAATAGTGGGTAAATACCCTCTAGTTGACGAAAGTACAGGACAAATTTACCAATTCGATATCCACCAAGCCATGATGTTTCATTTATACATGAATCCGGGTGGCTCATCAAAAGAGTATATCCGCTCACTTTGGGAGCGTGATTATTGCGAAGATGTTCAGGAATTTGATTTACAACCTGTGGCATATCGTACTTTTTGCCATCACTTGACACGCTTTAATAAATCAATATTGACTGCAAAAGCTCGTCACGGTGAAGATCATTACAAAAAACATGTTCAAACCTACGTAACTACTGAGCGTTTACAATTCGCACATTCATTATTTGCGGGTGATGGTTCGGGAACTATCAATTACAAATACTATAAAATAAAGAAAGTAAAAGGAAAAGAAGTTCGTGAATTAAACACAATGAAGCTCTACGTAATTTTAATTACTGATGTAGCAAGTCGAAACATTGCGGGTTGGTCAGTTGCTCCTGTTGGTTCTCATAAAGAGACTGATGTAATGATGAAGGAAGCGGTTAAAATGGCTATTGAAAACGGTGGTAATCAAACTATGTTCGAATTCATATCCGATAACCACGGTGCATTTACATCAAAAGAAAGCAAATCATTCTTAAATCTTGCTTTCAATAGAGTAAGAACTATCGAAGCGGGTAACTCACAAGCGAACCCTGCAGAAACGCAATTCCGATTGTTTAAACGAAGTTTAAAAGACATTCAAAACTTCCTTTCAACTTCGTGGGGAACTGGTTTAGAAGGTCAGGCAAATACTGATTATATCAATATTGACGATATGCCAACTTATGAAGATGCATTAATACAAATGCACGAACTTATTAAACGTTGGAATCTTACTAAACTTCGTGACGGTGTAGCTCCTGCAGAACGTTTCGCAATCAAACATCCTAATTGCGCACCACTTGAACCAGTAGTAATGCGCTATTTATTCGCTAAACACACAAAAGTAGATGTAAGCTATATGCGTGGTTATGTAAATGTGTACCGTACAAAAGGATATAGCGAAACCGAACAATTCCAGTTTGAAATACCACAGTTTGGCGGTGCGGGAACTGAAATGATTGCTAAAGCCACAGGTTACACCACAGGAGCTGAAGTAAAAGTGGTTTGGGATGAAGATTTTGCAGACTTATATACACTTGACAATAAGTTTATAATGACTTGTCCTCGTTCAATAGGAGCTTCACAATCGCATGCTGAAACTGACGAAACTAAATCAAATGCCTTAGGACATCTAAAAGGCAGAAAAGCAAAACAAACTGAATTTATAGATGATTTTGAAGCTTCATTAAATGAAGTAATAAATGATTTGGGATATAGTCACTCTATTGCGCTTGGAGGAAACAAAGAAACTTATAATGAAAATCAAATAAATAACGAGAATAATAACCTTAAAAACACGACCAAACAGAGAGTAAATAGAGACTTTAACATCTCTGATTGGTCGGCTTAAATTTCAAATCTATGGCAAAGTTAACACAAATTCAGAAACTAGAGCAAATACCTGCCGCAATTGAAGCGTATTTATCTGAAAACGAAACTACTCAAGTAGCATTAGCAAAATTGGCAGGCATAGACAAAGCCTATGTAAATCAAATTGTAAAAGGAAACGAATTAATTGGTAAAGCGAAAATTGCTGACAAATACTATGAAGCAATCGCCTTGTCAATTGGTTTCAAGTTAGAGAAAACTTATTGGAATCACTTTAACACGTTCAATTTCAAACAATCAATTATCACTTTTGAAAATGCACGAGAAAAGAAAATCAGATTAGGAGTTGATGGCGATACCGGACTTGGTAAAAGTTATGCTGCAGGAATGTACAAAAGAAAGTTTCCGACACAAGTATTCCTTGTTAAATGTTCAGGTATCGAAAATTCAAAAGAGTTTGCTATCAATTTAGCAATTGAAGTGGGTGTCACTACTACAGGAACCAAAGGCGCAATTGTGAAAAGAGTTTGTGAAAAAATCAAAAATCTAGGAAACAATCCGGTATTGATGATTGACGAATTTGAGAACTCAAAAGCAGGGAATATTCCAACAGTTAAAACCATTGCTGACGAATTAGAAGGTCATGCTGCAGTAATTGTAATTGGTATCGATGTTCAAAAAATGCTTACAAAAGGAGCTGAACGCCGTAAAAACGGATTTATCCAAACAAATCGTCGTTGGTCATTTGGATGGACAAATTTAGATCCATCAATTGGCGAAGATATTATTTGTATTTGCCAAGAGCTAGGAATTACAAATAAACCGGCTCAAAACTGGCTTGTTGCACGTGTAAAAGACTTTGATAGCCTTAGAAACATTTGTATAACCGCACTTGAAGAAGCCGAAAAAACAAACCAAGAAGTAACAATTTCATTACTAAACGAACTCTTTTCATTATGATGACTTACAACCTTACCAAGAAGTTATTAATCATTAAAAATGATTCCGGAACAATAATAAAAGCTTATGCAGGAGCTATTGCAGAAACCAAGTTTAAAGAACATGTAAGGCAATTATTTGAGAACAAATAAAACTAAAAATGAAAGTATCAAAAACGTATTTAGAAAATAAGATTCAAGAGTTAAACGACTGGATATTAGTAAATGAAATCAAAGAGAACAGCATAAAAACTAATAGACACATTGAGTATACTCATAAAAAAAGAAGTCGAGATTATTATGTAAATAAGCTTATTGAACTCGAAGAAAACCAACTAACATCAATCAAAGTATGAGACAAAGTTTTATAAAGAACTCAATTTTTTAATCAATAATAACAATATAATGGAAGTAACAAAACCAATTACTGAAATGTCTGCAGCAGAAATAGAGACATATCTAAAAGAAAAAAAAGCATCGGAAACCAAACAACACGAAAGCCGTAAAAAAGCCTACGAATCCGACAAAGAAAACTTTTTGAGTGAAGTTTTAAACCGATTTAAAGATGCTCAAGGCATTCTTTCAACCTTAAAAAATGAAACGATTACACACTCTGAAAACTTCAACGCTCTAAAGTATGAACTAGAAGGCAAAGCTGTGAAAGAAGCTAAGAGCTTCGAGTTAAAAAATGACCGTGTAAAAATAGTAGTCGAAAACCAAGACAAGTTTGATTTCAATGACAATGCCATCGTACACATCAACGCTATCAAGGACATTTTTAGAGAAAAATTCGAAGCGAGAAATAAAGGCTTTTATAATCTTTTGGATAGCATTCTAATGAAAAACTCCAAAGGCGAATATGATGCCAAATTACTGAATAAAGCCCGTAGACAGGCTAAAGAATTGGGTGATGAGGCTTTAATGACAGAGTTTGACAAACTAAATGACTGCCTTGTAGTCGTAGGAACTGCAAAGTATACTAGAGTTTATGCCAAGGACGATAAGAACCGTTGGAAGGATATTTCTCTAAGCTTCTCAAGCTTGTAATATGGAACAAGATGAATTATTAGAAGAGGCGGTAGAATTTGCCAAGGAAAACGGCAAAATTAGAAGTACTCTTTTACAGATAAAGTTTAAGCTTGGATACAACCAGGCAAACAAAATAATGAAGCAGATGGAAGAACTTGAAATGTTAGATAAAGAGAATAAAGGAAAGTTTTATTTAGATAGAATTGTTATCTCCTAAGTTTCTAAAGTCTGTAAAAATCCCGAAAGGCATGCGCTTACGTTCGAGTCGTAAGCGGGAGCGAAAAATGAAAAATTAATACAAATGAAAGCAATCGGAATCACACAATTTCAAGAAAAGTCCTTCGATGTTTATGACATTGAGGGCGAATGGTTAGACAGTTTCGACTTGATTGAAAAGAATTTCAAAATGTCGGTTACTGGTGAGTCAGGACACGGAAAAACAGAGCTTGTGGTCAAGTTCATTAAGGAATTATGCTTAAAATTCAGAGTAAAAGCAGATTACTTCTCTTATGAACAAGGTCATTCTAAATCATTACAAGCTGCTATCAACCGTAACAATATGGAAGAAGTAAAAGGTAAAGTTATGTTTATGACTGGTGGCACTTTTGACGAACTCTTAACGAGATTAAAACGTAGAGCTTCGGCACGTATTGTGGTAATTGATAGCCAAGATTATTCCGAATTATCAACAAAACAGTTTAAAATTCTTGTCAAAAGTTTTCCTAGAAAAGCAATTATAGTAACCAGCTGGGCAAATAATGATAAACCAAGAAATAAAGCAGCAAAAGACATTGAAAATATGTGTGATATAAAGATACATGTAAATAGATATATAGCATATCCACGTAGCCGTTTTGGAGGCAATAAACCCTTTGTTATTTGGGATAAAAAAGAAACTACACCAGTTCAACAAAAACTTTTTTAAGATGGGAACAAAAAAACAAAGATTAAACACATTTTCGGATAGTGATAGTCCTGTCAATAACTATTTCAATAACAAAAAGCGAGTAGTTGAAACCCAAAAAAAGGAAAGTCAACAATCCCTTTCGGCAGAAATGGAGTTGATTATGAAACGCAAACGAAGCACTATTTTAACGCTTGCCACCAGCACAGGCATAAAAGAGCCTGATAACTGGACAAAATTTAATAATTGGATGCTGAACTCCTCTGTTTATAAAAAAGCCCTTAATGCTTACGATTATCATGAGTTGGACGATTTATTAAAACAGTTCCACGCATTGAAAGCCAATTACGAACACAGTGCAGAAAAGATAGGTACAAAAGCATGGCATCACGCCACTGGAATACCGAAACCATCTACTAATTAGGCGTAAAAAAGCCCTAAATAATACTATTTAGAGCCTTATCAACTTGGCGGTTGTGTGAGGCTCCAAAAATAGTACAAATGGCCTATAATAGACAAAATTTCTTAACAAAAGTTTTAAAAATTCAGGAAATCGCCTTGTATCACAACAGGCAGGGACTGTTTTTTAAAGAGATTTACCATTTACATATAGAAAATCAGTTCGATATCTGCAAAAGAACCTTTGATAGCTATCTCGGTATTAATGCCAAGAGACAACTGAGGGAACTACGAGAAAAAAAACAAGACAATAATCAATTACAACTCTTTTAATTATGTACCACGAACTAAAAATTCACCCCAAATTTTACAAGGATATACTATTTGGATTAAAGAAAGTAGAAGTCCGAAAAAATGATCGGAATTATCAAGAAAATGACCTGTTAATACTCAATGAATTTGACCCAAAAATCGAAAAATACACAGGCGGTCAGGTAAAAAGGAAAGTTGATTACGTCATTCGTGATGTAGCGGGTTTAGCTCCAGATTATGTGATATTACAAATTTCAAAACCTTTGTAAATGAAAATAGAAATAGCATTAACCCCAGAAGCAGCTATAATAATTGCAGCTACAATTCAATCGGTTTATAATACTAAAGCACACACAAGACGACACAAATCAACTTTGTCAATTGCCCTTGATGTTGCTGCCAAATTAGACGGTAAAGCGGTTCATTTAAAAGCTAAAATGAATCTTTTTGATTCCAAAAAGAAGATTAAAGTTTCTTTAAAATTCCACGAAGCCGATATGTTGGAATTATTGTTATTAGACCAAATCAAAAGCGTCTCAGATGTTTATATAAGAGGTCAAATCCAAAAAACCATTGATGTTTTAAACCAAAAATTAGCATAATATGGGAACCATTTTTAAAGTTGAAAACGGTAAACATGTCAGTTTTGAATTAAAACAACATTCAGAAGGCAGGCTATCTACATGTCTTTGGTCTGATACAATGGGTTATGTGGATCAATATAAAAATGGTGAAACAATTAACGATGTTTTGGTAAGTGAAATCAAAACAATAAAGGCAAAAATCAATGATAATCCAAAAGAAAAAGCCCTTAAATGGCTTTTGTCTGAAGTAAAAAATAAAAGAATAGAATATTCACAATTAACACTATTTTGAATTATGGAAGAATTTATAACCTACAAAGTAACCTTCAAAGAAACTGCTGACGAATGGTTGTTTCAATACCGTAAAAGTGATGGTGTAATCTACAATTTTACCAATATGAAGGGCAATCGAGTACTTACTTTATTAGATAAAAACCAATTCCCTGGCACTGTAAAAAGAATAGAAGAATGGACGGCTCTAAAAAAGATAATTACAATTGAACTAGTATTAGATAGCTATTCTTTTGAGGAATTTTGGGAAAAATACAATCTAAAGCAGAAGAAAGAATTTGCCGAAAAAGCCTTTAACAAATTGAGTTTAGTAGATAAAATAAAATGCTTTGCTAAGTTATCCAGTTACGATGCTTATGTCATTGCAAAAGGCATAAACAAGCAATTGATGGTAACTTGGATTAACCAAAAACGATACAACGATGAATTTAAAATTTAAATGCTGTTTAAACAATGTGGAAAACCGCAATAATTCGAGTAAACATTTAAATAAATTTACAAAATGAACCAACATTTAAAATTATTAATAAAAGCAGAAAAAGAGCAATCCTTCGCAAAAGGATTGCTCTTTGGTTTTACAATTGCTTTCGTTTTCGTAATAGCAATATTATTTTTTATATTTGATAAACTTTAAACTACAAAAATGAAAAAAATACTTGGATTATCAATAACGGCACTTTTATTGTCATGTTCATCGAGTCCTACTTATACTAAAATGGTTGAACTAAGCTATAATTTCAACAGAAATGCAGCTAATTTAATCATGGAATCAGATACTTTAAAAGGCGATTTTACACAGGTTAGAGATGGTAAAAAGCTATTTGTTAATGACTCTAACGGTCAATTCTTTTTAAAATTATCAAACAACCCTAACAGCATTGAGTTGATAGATAATGAAGGCAAAGGAAGTAAATTGGAAGAAAATAGAGGTTTCAAAATAACTAATAAAATGGTTGGAGATACATTAGTAATTCAATATTTTCCAACGGAATCAACACCATCAAGCATTCTAAAATTCGGTACAGAATATAAAATTTATAACTAATGAAAAAAATACTACTCACATTGCTACTTATCCCAACGCTTTTAATGGCTCAAAATCGCCCTGATTGGGATTATGACCCAAAACAACCTATTAGCGCTGATTTTCCGCAAAAACTACCATTCTACAATGATTATTTGCCGCTACAAAACACCTATTACGAGCTAAATATTACATTGAATAATATTAGAAAGTTGGTAACGGATAACTTGAAAATGAACCCAAAACAAACCGCTCCAAGTGGACCAGGGTTTCAATATGAAATTTACACCAATCCAACGCACAGAGAACCCTTAAAAGTGAAATACAATACGTTTGCGGTTTATGGTTTAGAGGTTGTGAAATCAATTGAAATAAACGGCGATTTTATGGATGTGGCAAACCTTTTTGTTTATATGTACGATACCAATTTTTCAGTAAACGAAACGCCTATAAACAAAGCTACAAAACACTACAAACAAGATTATGCTGTGTTTACAGTTGACAAAGAAGGAAAAGCTTCAGTTGTGATATCAAATACCCAGTATGAAGGCAATGTAGCCGAATTTACAAAGGATTTTAATAAAGCAAAAGAAGCTTTTAAAAGTTAGATTATGAGTAAAAAAGATAGTCTAGATACGTTCTATCAAGCAATAGAACTAGTTGAAAAAATAGTTTGTCAAAAAGCATTTGATGCAGCTTTGGCTTACGAAAAAAACTGTAGAGCTAAATATGATAGATGGAATCAAACTTCTTTGCCTATTCCAAAAGGAGAACAAATGATAGATTTTGCTATGAAATATGGCACAACGGTTAAAGAAATGAAAAACTGTGAATTTCAAGTAGAACAAATACTAGGAATAGATATCTAATCAAACTCAATTTTTAGATTTCCTTTTAAATCTACCGTATCATATTCGCCCGCTTGGTATTTATCAAGCGGGTTTTTTCTGCCCTTAAATGAGCATTCGTAAGTCAGTAAATAAATATCTACAATCGAATCCATTTTATTGAAACCTTCAGTAACGATCTCTAACTTCCCAGTTGTTTCACTCTCGATGGTTCTAGCCACCTCGTCGATGGTTGCCACGTAGTCCAAGAACTTCAAACCAAGGTCACGATTAAGTGAAATATTGGAAGTATCTCGTAATTGCTCATAGCAACAATAGAATGTTATAGTTGCCGTTGGCACATCGGTTTGGTAGTCCACATCCCAATCAACCAATAGGGCTGGCTGCGAGAAAAGTTCAAAGTTTTCTTCAAACTGTTCTTGTCCAGCATAAATATCAATGTACTGTACAGGACTTATATTTTGGCTTGTAAACTTTTCTTTATTTTCGAGCTTCTCAAAAGCTTCAATTACTTTTTTATAGAATGTTTTCATAGCTTAAACAAGGTTTAAATTATTTTAAAATGTCGTTTATTTCTCTTTGTACCAATCGCTCTATTCTACGCAGTAATAATGCCGATTCTCCAATGAATCGCCTTTCTGGAAGCGTTATTTTGCGTTTTCGGCGGTGTGCTTTTACCGTTTCAGTACGTCCTTTTCGCTTTCTGCTGTGTTTTTTTACAGTAATGGATTGATTGATTACTGCACCTTCATTGTGCGCTTCGGCATACGGAACATCAGTACCAATGGTTACGCTATTGCGGGTTACTTTTATTTTTCTAATTGAACGTTTCAAACGCCCGGACTTTACCATCAATGAACCTCGACTTGCAGCTTTCTTTTGTTCTTCACTATGCCATTCGGGCGATGGTTTGCGTTTTTTCCAAGCTGTTACGCTTTTATCAACCCAATTTTTACGCACAAAACGCTCCTTACTGAAATTGACTGCTTCAATAGCAGCCATTTCAGGAAACTTTCGGTATAACTTCGAAAGGCGATTAAGTTTGTTTACAAATTCTATCATGCGGTTTCGGCATTAATTACAGTACGTCTTAGCATTTCTTTAAACCATGCTTCGACATCTTCCTTCGTCATTCCTCCATACGCACTTTGAGCCACATTGATACCGCCTTTATTAAACGCATCAATATGAATGTCTATTTTGCGTATTTGATTTGCTTCGCCAGCCACACGACTCACATTTTCGCCTTGTTTTTTCTTTTTAGGGTCTGTAGGTGTTAGTTTACCATCAATAACAGGGGCTTTTAGTAACGGGCTTTTAGGAGCGTTATCTGTTGGCGATTTTGGGGCTAGTTTTGGGTCTTTTTCTCCTGGCGTAATCAAATTGTTTGCTTCTCTAAACTGTTTGATTTTATCCAGTCCTTTTTGAGCCAATCCTGTAGGGTCAATTTTAGCGGCTAACTCCAGTATTTGTTGTAATGGTTTGAGTAAAGCATCAAGCAAAACAATTCCTATTCTTTTTAAACCACCTATAATACCATCAGTTTGAAATGCCAATTTAATGCTTTCCCAATGGTCATAAAGCGATTTAAAGGCGCTAACAACTAAACCTATTGGTCCTAAAAACAGCATTAGCGATGCACCCCACTCATCCCATTTTGCAATTGCAAGAACAATAATTCCAATTAAGGCGACAATTGCTATAACTATTAGTCCAATTGGATTCATACTCATTGCTATATTCCACAACCATTGAGCGCCTTCTACAAGTTTTAGTGATTTGGCTATCTTGCCTAGCATTGGAAATAACTCAGTTCCTAAACTGACAATTCCCGATATGGCCATTCCGCCCATACCTAACGCCTGTATTAAAGGCATCCAACCGCCTACGCTTTCTGCAATGGAGGTTTGTATTCCTGCTACCCAACTTTTAAAACCAGCATCCGCTGATTTAAAGGATTTGAGTTTGTTCGGATCTAGTTCCATTGTACCAAGCCCTAGAATGAAGCTCATACCTGCATCCTCACCCGCACCTTTAAAGATATCGGTCAATGCAAGTTGTTTGGCTTGAGCAGTTGCTCCTTCCATTGATTTTGAAATCAATTGTACGGCTTCAAAAGAGGTTTTGCCTACTAAATCTTTCACACCTAATCCAATACCTTTTAAGGCTGCGAGTTGATTGGGCCCCATTTCTTTTAAACTCAAATTCGCCTCTTTAATGGAGTCAATTGCCTTATCTGAAAAGATACCTTGTTTACTCGCATTGGTCATAATGGCAAGCATTTGAGCGGAATCAATACCCAGTTCACGTACTTGTGGCCCATATTCTTTGAACTGGTCAAGCATATCGCCGTTTAGGTTTGCTCCTTTTTCGTAACCCGCCTGCAATAATGCCAAATTGCTTTCAAAACTACCACCAATTTGTTCCGTCATTGCATTGGCTGCTTTGGCAATTTCGATGCTGTCTTCGTTGAAAATCTTGCTTATTTTGTGAATTTTGGCACTCATTTCGTCCACATTAGAAACATCCATTTGCTGTAAAGCAGTTTGTGTATTGCTAATGTCATTTGTAAAGTCCAATTGTTCGGATACACTATTGAACAAATCCGTCATTTGATTGATTTTAACGGGGTCAAAGGATTCTCCAATATTAGAAAACACTTTGATTTGTTTCATATTGAAGCTTTGCAGTTTTCCTTCCATCTTATCCGTAGCAGCCGATAGTTTCGCCTGTACTTGAGATAATTTGTTGTTAAACATTTTATCTCCAAGCTCCATTATTAACTCTAATTTTGATTTTTTGGCCATATTGTTATTTTTTATATCTTTGTATCAACAAGTAAAACAATGCCTCTAACATTAGCGCTCACTGAGATAAGGAATACAAAGCGTGAAGGGTTCATTTAATTGAAGGTGTTATTTTGCCGTTTTCCTTAAGAGAAGACCTTTACGTAAGTTTAGGTCTTCTTTTTTTGCTTCATACCACGTTTTTACTTCCAGTCCTTTTGCGGTCATTTCGCAATCAATTACTAAAATTTTATCGTTGTAAAACTTCAAGTACCTGGACTGAAATTTTCCTTCTAATTTATCCGGGTTATTATACCAAACTTCGTCAGGACTATTCAATATTTCTTTAATGTGCGGGAATAACTGATGTCTGTTTTCAATTGGTTTTACATACTTTCCTTTGGTGTGAAAATCGAAGTTCTTTTCAGTTAATACCATCTTACGGTCGTAGTAATCTTTGAAGCCCATAAAAGTCCCTGCTTTGTCTTTTTTAAACAATTCTTTCACATTGTCTGCAGTAATGCTTTCGTCAATTGAAATAGGGTTTAAATCGGATTTAAACGATTCCCATTTTTTTAAATCATACTTGTCTAAAGTCATATCGTTTAACTTTTTTGGCAATCCTTTGATGTCGCTGTAAAACTGCGATTTGGTAAACACTTCTTTCAAGTCCCCTCGATTGATATTGAACTGGCTTTTTGACCAATTCGCATTTTCGGAGTTAAGCATTTCTTGAGCTACTTTACCGCTCATTACTTCGCCATCCTTTGGTGTTCGGTTGTATTGTGTAAACTCACAACGACAGCCGTGACCGTTTGGCGGGAATAACTTCATAGCTTCACGATCACTCAAATTGAATATTTTTCCGTCTAACTTACGGTGTTCGTCTCTTACTTTAGAGTCTCCTGCAGATTGATACTGAACAAAAGACGTTACCGTGTCCTTTTCGGATAAAAAGCGGTGATACGCTGCCGAATTTTGACCTACTGCAATCGAAAGATTATATTCCGTAGTTAGATAGTTTTGGTTTAAATTAGCTGTTCGTTCATTGGCTAGTTTCTTAAAATCAGCTTCTGATCGGATTTCGTTTTTCTCCTGGTCTATTAGCAAGTCAGTCATTGCTGCCAAACGTGCCTCCGTCTTTGATGCAGAAAATTCAAAAAGGTTGTATTCCATAAGTTGATACGCTAAACTATCGGGAGTATTAAAGCCTGAAATAGTACCATAACCCGACTTTAAACCGCCTACTAATTCCAAAGCTTCAGCAACAATTAATTGTCCTTCTGTTCCTATGGTTTTCTTTTTATTCCATATTTGACCAATCAATTGATTGGTTAAATCATCTAGTATTTTTGAACTGGATGATGCTGTAGGCGCGCTAGAACCACAGCATTTATGATAAGTAATCTTTTTTCCAAGGTTGAGTGGTTGGATGATTATCTTTTTGCTCGGGATTTTGAATTGCTTCATTTTTTATAAGTTTTAAAATAGCCTCCATTATCGGTGCTGATACTACATTTTGGTTATTTGATTGAGTTTGTTTTTTGCCAGTTATTGGCACGTTGAAAGTTTTAGAAAGCCACTCTTCGTCTACGTCAAATTCTTCCATAATGCCTTTTACGATTTCCCAAAACTTAGTTAGATCTATTTCTTCTTTCGATTCTATCCATTCAAAAACATCATCATCAGAAATGTAGCTATAGCCTTGAGTTTGTAACAAAGGCAATAATTCATCATTGATATTAAAACCTATATTTTTTCTATCTGATTGGCTAATTTTGAAATCTAAAGAGCGTTCGTGAACTTCGGTATTAGATCGATTGGCTTCATTGCTTCCTATCGTATTAGAACCCACTAACACACCTGAAATTTCAGTAGTATTGTATTCAATAAATTTTGAATACACATTGTAGGCATCTGTTCTATTAGCTTCGTCGAACTTGATAGTAGTTCCTTCAGGGAAAACACCTACTGAAGCTTCAGCCAATGCCAATAATTGCTTTTCGACATTATCGATGTGTGTAGAATTGCTATTATTGGTAGTTGCTGAAATCATCGGCATTCCAAACTTTTCGCAAAACTCAGCCCATGACTGTGCTACATTTCGTTTCCAAATTAAGTTTGGAATAATATTATTAATAAGTCCTAAAGGGTCGTCTTGATTAAGTTCAATTATCCACGGCTTATTTTGATCAGAATCATATTCTATAAAAATTTTATCTTTTGATAAATCAGGATAAATTCTTTTTTGACTAGGTACTAAGTTTCTTGAAGGTAGAACAGAAAATTTAATTTTCTTATCGTTAAACTCTGAAAACTCAATTAATTTAGTTCCAAAAAGAATAGCATCTAATTCAAGATTTAAATAGCGATAAAACCATTTTTGATTAAGTAATTTGGTTGCTTCTTCGTTTATATCACCTGTTTTTTCATTTCTTATTTGAAATCCAACACTTAAAGTTGCAGTCTTTCTAAGGATAACATTTTTTAAAAGTGTTCCGTCCGTTTTCAAATCATCAACTAAATCAAAAAAGCGATTGTACCGTGGTGTTTCAATATGTTCAATAGCGGTTAGTGCCAAACGCCAGGATTGAATTTCTTTTCTAGAGCGGTCTTTGTATGATTTGGCAATTTGCATAATGATGGCATCAGCATTTCGTTTGCCTGATTTCAAAGGCAAAGTATCTGTTTTCGCTATAGGCGAAAAACCGCCCTTATTTCGATTGTTTAATATTCTGTTTGTATTCTTTCTCATAAAATGTAAAATTGTGCATTAGGATTGAGTTTAAACGTGTTTTAAATCGCAAACACTACCATTTGTTATTCGTAAAAGTATTCTTGCTGCTTAATCTGAAAGAGTCTTTCACTTCACCGGTGCTTTCATTTTTAATCATCGGAAGGTCTGCGTTGCCGTTTCCTTCAACCATTAGCTTGAGCCATTCCAATGCATCTTGATATCGGTTGGAACGGTGTTCAGGTATCTTATTTGGCGCAATCGAACAATACAAATGATACAAAGCGCAATCAATTACAATCATTACAACAAATGCATTTCTTGTGTCAATTTGTTCGCCCGGATTGTCTCCCGTTGCTGGTTCTGACATTGGCGTGAAAATGGTGGCTACATCATAACGCCCGGCTAAATAGTTTTTGATTTGTGCAATCGCCATTTGTTCGGCACTCAATAGCTTGATTTCGGTGTAGTTTTCTAGTAATATGTTTTTGATTTCATTTCGAATCAAAACAGCGTAATCGGTATCTTTTATAAATCGGCTCATTAGAATCTGTTTTTGTTGTTTTTTATTATTTCTTTACGAGATGTGGCTTTAGGCTCAAATTTGGTTACGAATGTGATTTGATTTACTTCTACTATTGCAGATTGTAACGCATCGGGACCATCATCATTTGCGCCGCTTCCTTTTTCGAAAGCATATAGCTGTTCAAGCAACATATCAAAGTCAATCGATTCTTTACATTCATCATTAAACCAAATGTTAGCACGTTCAAAATAGCCCATCATGCTTTCAATACGGTCGAACTTACCGTCCTTACTTTTCTTGTCTGCTACAACTGGAATATACCATCCACGTTCATCGCCTTCAATATCAAAATCATTCACAAATTCATCTTGAGCAAACAAGCCCTCAATCCGATAACGGCAATTGTATTTTAAGAAATCATTTTGTTGTACAAAATCATACAACCATTTAGCAACATTCATTCTTGATGTTTTTCGAACGTAAGCGGCTAAAACGTGAAATTCACGCCCGATTTTACCCACTAGAATCATTGCCTTATAATCTCCTGCATCCTTATAACTTAAATCGCCATAGAAACACATTCCTTCATATTTGCTCCATTCTAACCTAGTTTTCCATTGGATTTGTTCGGGTTTAAACATTTCGCCATCTTGTATGTGTACGTGCATGTATTCACGCATAAAGGAACGATAAGGCGTTTCTTCATATTTATCCCTCCAATATTGGGCGTTTGTTTTTTCTGGCCATGTAGGTTCGAAGGTGTGCAAATCTTTGACGGCTTTGGCGGTAATGATAAAGTGCTTTATTTTCCGTTTTGCCTTTAATGCCTTTTCATTGATTTTTTCAAACTCTTTTTTCAATAAATTGATAATACAGTTTTTGTGAAAGTTGTTATTAGCAACAATGAAGCGTTGTCTCAATCCTCCTTCGTCAAAACAACCTCTTAAATCCTCCCAAGCCCATTCGTAAGCTTCACGGGATAGTTTATCATTCTTTACTCTTTTTCGAGTATCTGCATCATCCATTAAGATATAATCAGGCCGATTTTCCTCTTCACTTTCTCCACGAGGTGACTGGCCGATACTCATCGCTTTGAATTTTACACCATCGGTCGTGGTAAAATCACCGTTTGTCCAATCTCCATAATTAAAGCGTTTGCCGTAATCATTTATTAATCGGGTATTCGATTTTAATTGTGCCTGTATTTTACCAATCAATTTTTTTGCTTTTGGGTCGGTTTGACCAATCAAAAGCATATAAAACAAATCTTTTGTGAAGTATAAAAACAAAGGAATCCCCATACCTAAATGCACACTTTTTGCACCTGATCTGTAAATCTCTCCAAGTACACTACATATTTTATTATTAATAATTACGTCAGCTAGTTCTACATGATAAGGCGCACACGGACTTTTTGCATAGTTAGGAAAGTAATACTCAAACCATTTTATATAATCATTTTCAAGTCTTTTGATACGGTTGAGTTTATCAATAGGCTTTTCATTGATATCAATTGTTGTAGCTTTCTTAATTCTAACACAATGTGCATCATACTCCTTTATCAGTTTTTCCCATTTTGGACTCATTGCCATTAGCCTTCCTGATTAATTTTAAACAAAATGAACTGTTTGTGATATTCCGTAAATAGCACGGCTGTTTTTGGATCCTGGTCAGCCATCCAGTTATCAAATTCTTTGAATACTGAAAAGACAATTTGTGTACTTGTGCTACTTGACAGTGTTTCGATTACCTTATTAATCTTAGCGAGTGCATCAGCATCAATAAGCGAGACTCCTCCAGTAGCAACTGTTTTTAATTCTTTGATTAGAATCTCACGAATCTTGTGCGGTGATGCTAACATTTCGGCACGCTTGTCTTCCCAACGTCCATCTTTTCTCCATTTTGACAATGTTTGTTCGGATACGTCCAGTTGTTCGGAAATAGCTTTTGCCGTCATTCCGTCTTCTACAAACATCCTTTCAGCCATTACTTTTTTTGCCTGATTTGTGAGCAAATTTGACATATTTTTATAGTGATTTAAATGCAAAAATCCTTATAAATCAAGGTGTAAACTAAAATTGTTGCAACCCTTGCGAACAATTTTTTATACCTTCTTTTATCCTCACATCTTTGCTGAAAAGTTTTAGAAATGATTTTTCAAGTACAGCAAAACACGATCACGGCATATGGACAAATTTTCGACGGAAACGGAATGGAGTTCGTTTTGCTTTTCTCTCAATTAGAAAAGCAATACAGTCAAATAACTGTAAGGTGGCATTCCTATGGAGGTTCTGTATTTGATGGAAATTTGATTTATAACACAATTCAAAACAGTAAAAAAGACATTGAAATACAAATCATTGGTGTAGCTGCTTCGATGGTTGCAATAATCAGTCAATCCCGCAAAGACAAAAAACCGAGTATGGTTAGAAATGGATATATGATGATTCACGCACCGTCAGGCAGTACTAATGGTACTGCGCTCGACCATGAAAACAACGCAAAAGTTATGCGTTCAATGGAGAAAAATTTTGTAAAACTCCTTGCTTCCAGTACTGGTAAAGCTGAAAATTATGTATCAAAATGGATGACTGGAGATAACTGGTTTGATGCAGAGCAGGCTTTAAAGGAAGGTTTGATTTCGGCTATTATCGAACCTGAAAGCGATACAATGACAGCTAACCTTAATCCTCAAGAACTAGGGGCTGAAGGTATGTATTATCAATTTACCGCCTTACTCACTCCAGAAAACGAATCACAAATAAATATAGATCATACTATGAAAAAACCAATTATTGAAGCTCTAGCCTTAACTGGTGTAAATGAGCAAAGTTCGGATACAGCAATTATTGATGCTGTTAAAGCAAAGTTTGCTGCTGAAAAGTCAGAGCTTCAAGGTAAGCTAAACGTCGAAATTAAAAAGCGTGAAACTGTCGAAGAATCATTAAAAGCCCAAGGCAAAGCAGCTATTAAGGCTGTTGTTGAAGCAGCTAAAAAAGCGGGTAAAATTACTCAAGACCAAGTGGCTACTTATGAAAGTATTGCTGAAGCTTCAGGAATTGAAGCTTTAAACATTGTTCTTGGTGCTATTCCAGCACGCATTCCTATCTCTTCACAAATACAATCACATGGTAAAACGGATGCAGTTTTAGGTCGTGAGGAATGGGATTTTGACAAATGGCAAAAAGAAGATCCAAAAGCCTTAGAAGCTATGGCCGGAAAAGAACCAGAAAAATTCAAAGAATTGTTTAACGCAAAATATAAAAGATAATGGCAGAATTAGTTGACGGATTATGGCTTGAGCAATTTGTAGAACCTCAGCTTTTAGAAGAATTTAAAAACTATAAGGATGACTTTATAGGAACTTTCAAAGCGCCTTCCGAGGATGCAATTGATAAAGATGGTATTAAGTTCAATAAGTTGATTAATGAAATAAAATTTCATGTTAACAAGAGTACTGCTTTTGAACCAGTTGAAATCCCTAATAAAAAGGGTTTAGTTGAGTGGGATAAATTAGATACAGACTTAACTGTAGTATCTGATAAATCAATGCGAGCTTTAGCTTTTGATAAAGAAAGTGAATTAAGAAGATTGCATAATGAAGCCTTTAGAATGGGTGTCCGAGATTATGCGTTGAGAAAAATTGCTCCAAAAGGCAATACTTCAGGAACTCCAATTTTAAGAACAACTGGAGAAGATGATGGTACTGGTAGAAAAAAATTGAAGTATTCTGATATGATTAAATATTACAGCGTACTTGAAGGTTTGAATCTTACAGATTGGACTCAAGCATTTATGATTCTTTGCGCTGAACACAGACAAGATCTTATTGAAGATAGAGGTAACACTAATAATATTCGTGATATTGAAATTGACACCAATACGGGAGAGTTGAAAAGGTTTTTTAAACTAAAATTCTTTGAAAATAATAGCTCTGTAAAATTTACGGCAGCTGATGCCCCTGTTTCTCCACTGGCTGTTGCTCAAGCAACACATAGAAATGGGTCTTTGTTTTATTATGGACCAAATATTGTACACCACATCGAAGCGGTGAAAGTACTTTATAAACCAATGCTGCAAGATACTCGAAATCCTGATCCCCAGTCAGAACTACGATTACATTGTTATGGTCTTACAGACAAAAAGCAGGAATATGGCGTAGGTGCGTTAGTTTCTGGTATTGTTGTTTAATTTTTTATGTAAGTAAAATGATAGATAAAATTACACTGAAGCAAGAAGCTGACAAGCTTTTTGCTTCTACATCCCACGAAGTGTTGTTTGGAAGTCCTGCAGGCGAATTTTTCACGTCTGAAGAAAATGGTAGATTTAGCTTAAAGGCAGGTGAAAAGCTTATCAAGTTTGAAAAAACAGAAACAAAAGAGCTAAACGCTAATGATACTATTGCCAAAATTAAAGCTACTACTTCATTGGAGGCTTTAAAGGAGTTTGAAAGCGATGAGCGTAAATCGGTTAAATCGGTTTATGACTGGAAAGCGAAGCAACTTATAGAAGCAATTCAAGTTGTTGGAGCTACTGGAGCAAACGGAAACAAAGACACCGAAGCTAAAAAGTAAATTTAAAACCTATTTAAACAATGGCAAATTTAGATGCTGTAAAAATAAAAAAGGGCAAAGTTGGAGCCAATAGACTCGACAATGATAGACGTGTATCGGCTATCATTGTGAGTTCTCCACCAATTCCAACACTTGCATTCAAAGAAACCGTTCAGCTTTTCGGCTTATACGATGCGGAACAAAATGGGATTACTGCTGAATTTGACAAAACAAATAACGTAAACGTGTATCGCCACGTCCGTGAGTTTTACCGTAATGCTGGCGAAGGAGTTCCATTGAACTTTATGCCGGTAGCACAAACTGAAACTTTAAAAACCATTGCTCAAGATGCTACAGGCGATAAATTGAAACGTTTGTTGATTGACTCTGATTATAAAGTACGTCAATTGGCAATAGCTTTGAATCCGATAGAAGTTTCAGGAAATCCAATAGTACACGTAGATGGATTAGTTCCTGACGTGTTTGAATCTATTCCTTTGGCTCAAGGAACTGCGAACTGGGCTTATGATCAATTTATGCCAACTCATATTTTCATTGAAGGTTATAACCTTAACGGACTTGCTTCGGTTGTTCCAGACTTGCGAGATATTGCCAATGTAGAAGCTACAAAGGTAACATTGGTAATTGGTCAAGATTGGAAATATGCAGAAACCAAGACTGGTAATGCTCAAAAATTTGCCGATGTGGGAACTATTCTAGGAGTTTGTGCTGCTAGCGCTATTAATCAAAACATTGGCGACAATGAGGCTTTTAATTTAATGGATAGCACAAAATTGGCTTGGATGGTTCCTGGGCTATCAAACCACAAAACAAACAAAGAGGTTTATGCTGAATTGCAAACTTTTGAAGACAAAGGTTATGTATTCGGAATTACTTATCCTGGACTAGCTGGCATCCGAATCAATAACGACCACGTTTGCGCACCTATTATTATAGATGCTGAAGGCAACATGAATGAGCATACTATTGCTTATGGTCGTGTTATGGATGACTGCGCTAGACAGTTAAGAACCGCTTACTTGCCTAAAGTTAAAAAGACATATCCAGTTAATGCAGCAGGGAAATTACCTACTGGAGTACGTGTGGGTTTAGAAACCATTGGAGATAACATTTTTACAGACATGGAAAATGCCGTAGAAATATCTGCAGGAAAAACGACCATCGACCCGAATAGTGATTTGTTGGTAGCAAAAGAACTTAAAGTTTCTTTTAATGTACAGCCTACTGGAGTTCTTGGATTCTTAAACGGAACTATTAACCTAAAATCTAAACAATAATGGCCACAATCACAAGAAACGGAAAAGCCTATGATAGTGCCGATGTAGAAGTATTTATCAATGGTGTACCTGTAGAAGTAACATCTGCAACGTATGGCAATGAGGAGGAAAACCAATTGAATTACACTCTTGGTAAAACTGCTTCAAGCTGGAGTTCTGGAAAGATTACTCCAAGTGCAACATTAGGTTTTATGATGCATGACATTGTGCCAATTGAATTGGCAGCCAATGGCGGAAGTATTTTAAATATTAAGCCTTTTGATGTGATCATCACTTTTACAAATGAGTTTAACATCATTGTAACTGATCGCATTTTGGTAAAATTCCAAAACGAAGGTAGAGAAGTTACTGGCGAAATGGGTCTTAAAAGAGAGTATCCTATGTTTGCTCTTAAAGTTGAATTGAACGTAGCAGCATAATTCCAAATTTCATTTTTTTTCATTTTTCACTTGAAGCCCTCTATCGGGAGGGCTTTTTTAAAATCAAATTTAAACACACAATATAATGGCAAAAGCTAAAAAAGAAGTAAGTCAAGAAACTATTGAGAAAGTCGGCGGTGTCGAAAAATTAAAGCGTGTAGAATTACCACTTGATGATGATGGTAATGAGACTTTAGAAGTAATCGTTTGTATTCCTGACCGTAGAACTATGGGGCAATATTTGAAGTATCAAAATGTGAATCCCGCAAAGGCTCAAGATATTCTAGTTAAAAACTGCTTGCTTACAGACAAGGACCAGGTACTTGCAGATGATGCACTGTTTTTGACTTGCGTAAGCGAATTAGCCCAACTGATCCCTATTAGAGAAGGCAAGATAAAAAAGTATTAGACGATTGCCCGGGACTGATAAACGATGACGATAAAGACATGGTTTTTAAAATAGATGCAATGATTAGCCACATTTTGCATTTGCCATTCCCGGAACAATTGGATGATGATGTTTGGGCTGAAAAATGGGCTCAAGTACAATGGCTGATTGAAAAAGGTATAGTCGCTCCAAAACACAAATAATAATGCCAATAACAGACGCTTACAAACACGTATTTGATGATGTAGTTGCATTTCCATCAAACATAACTATCGACTTGGTCGCTCGCTATGCGGCGGCTTTTGGAATGATGGCATCGGGAAAGGCAATTGAAAAAGCATTTGTAGACAAGACTGAAAAAAGAGATTACAATTTTCAGTATTTCCCGTTGCAAGATGGGAATATTGAATATGTAAAGATGGTTGTTCCTGGAGAAGATCCTTTAGAGTTTTCTGCCGTATTGCATGGAGATAGAGGCAGCATTTTTGCACCACCGTTATTGATCGGTTTTTCTCAAGAAAAATCATTAATAGAAACCGAAGTCAATGATGATGATCCCATCGTAATTGAACGGTGGGGAACTAAGCCCTGGGATATCACTATAAACGGAATTTTGATTGATTTAAACAATAGAATTTACCCAACGGATGAGATACGCCGTTTGAATAAAAACTGGAGATATAACGGAGTAGTTAAAGTAATTGGAAAGCAATTTGAAGAAAAAGACATTGATAGTTTGTATTTCCGTTCCATCAATTTTACATCTGTAGAAGGATATCAAGACACTATACAATTTACCATCAATGCCAGTTCAATAAAAGCCGTGAATTTCACGCTTTTGAAACCCAACAGTTAATGAATTATTTGTATCACAATATCAGTATAAGAATTACGATTGCTGATAATTTACAATTTACGGTTTGCCAATCGATTCATATTGAATCAAGTGTACAAGTTCTTGCAAATAACGCTAAAATTGAAATGCCAAGGGAGTTTCGTAATGCTGTTGATGAAGTGGGTAAATCTATCAATATTGCGGGTAAATCTATTTTAGATTTTATGAAACGTGGCGATGCCATTAAAATTGAATTTGGATATGATGGTGATTTGCAAAACGAGTTTGAGGGATACATAACAAAAATTGGTGCTGAAATGCCTTTGCTTCTGGAGTCCGAAGATGAAATGTTTCAACTCAAGAAAGCACCTAGAATAACCAAGTTTATAAAAACGGGAAAGTTAATTGATATTCTGAAAGCCGTATTGCCTGCTAAATATAAAATTGAATGTAATGGAGATTATTCAATTGGCAAATGGCTTATAGAAGATGCAACTCCATACAATGTATTGGAAGAACTTCGAGACAAAGCGGGAATTCGTGCTTACTTCAAAAATCCGACCACATTGTGTGTTGGAATGATTGTAGATTTTAAAGCCGAAGCGGTTCATAAATTTAATTTTAGTGAAAATGTGAGACGTGGCAGCAGTTTAAAATTTGAACAAAAAGAAAGCAAACCAATGTTTACAACAGTTGAAAGTAAACAAGCAGATGGGAAAGTATTGTCAGTATCTGTTGGCGAAAAGGGAGGCGATGAAAAAACGATGAAGCTTTGGCCAAATATGACAAAGAAGGAACTGGAACTATGGGCAAACAAACAACAAACGAGCGTTTCCTATAGTGGCTTTGAAGGTTCTTTAGACAGTTGGTGTTATCCAAGAACTGCACCTGGACATGCAGCGCAATTGTACCGTCCGTTTTATAAAGACAGGCATCAAGATGGAAGGTATTTTATTGAAAGTGTAACTATTGATGTAAACGGTTCTGAAGGTATTAAAAGAACTAATAATTTAAGTTACAAATTATGAGTGAATTTGAAGAACTATTTAGACAAGCTGTAATTGGCTCAAAAAAAAACAAAGGCAAATTCACCCTAATAGTTGGGACGGTTAAGAGTGTTGAAAACGACACTTGTACGGTTGATAGTTATGAAGATGTTCGGTTAAATGCCATTATTAAAGATTCTGATAGCCAATTTACGGTTTATCCAAAAGTAGGTTCAAAAGTGGTTATTGGCCGTCTAGAGAATGAAGATAATGCTTTTGTAATTGGTGTTTCTGAAATTGAAAAAGTAACGATTAAAATAGGTGATTTGTTATTCGAAATAAACAATGGCAAGTTTAAGATTAAAAGCGGAAGTGTAAGTCTTAAATCGATTTTAAACGATGGCTTTGAGCAATTAGGTAAAGCAATTATAACTACACCATCGGGACCAGGGAAATTTTCTCCTGCAGATATAAAAGTATTTGCAGATTTACAAAGCAAAACAAACCAATTACTAAGCTAATGGCATTAAACGATAACGCTTTTAAAACAAAGATAATTGCACTTCAGGATGAAATGATGCAGGCTTTAGATTATGAAACCGCAAAGGTTCAATATGCTGAAAAATTGATGCTCGCTATTAAAGAGTATATAATGTCCGGAATTGTTACGGTGATGGTTGCTACAACAGGAACGGCTATGGCTCAAACGGGTACTGGAACAGGAACAATAAGTTAAAAATGAGAAAAGATATATTGAGAGACGAAAACGGTGAGTTGGCTTTTAAAAATGGCGATTTTGCTATAGGTCAAAGCGACCAACAACACGTTGAAGATATTTTAGACTTGCAACCAGGAGAATTAAAAGAATTTCCTTTAGCTGGTTTTGGAGCTATCAATTATATCAAAAAAACAATTACTGCAGATGAGTTTAAACGGGATTTAAAGATTCAGTTAAATTATGATGGTTACGATAATGCAACCATTGACACCAGTAAAGGAATTGAAAATTTAAACATTGAAATATGATGAGAATAATAAATTATTTTTTAAAAGGATTTGGATTTAGCTCCCTAGATGAATTTCTTAAAAGTGCATTCGGATTCATTTATACATCAACTTCTATTATTAAAATCGATTTAATTGTGGCCTTTATTTTCTCAACTGTTAGTTTCTTGTTTGGTTTCAATCATTTGTTTTTAATGGCTTACGTTGTCCTTTTGGTTTCAGAATGGTACACAGGAGTACAAGCTTCGCTCAAAAGAGGCGAACGACACGAAAGTCGAAAGTTTGGTAGAATGATTTTAAAAATAGCTACTTATTTAGTGCCTATTTACATCTTAAACACTTTTGCCAAAAATGCTGATTTTATCAAAATAATGGATATGGAATTAGATCCTTTTGCGTGGTTGTATTGGGCGGTTTTACTGGGTATTATTTGGCAGTTATTGGTTAGTCTTTTGGAAAATTTAGACAGTTTAGGTGTTCGTTATGCGAAGACATTAATCCGAATTATCAATAAAAAGTTTTACAAACAATTTGAATTAGATGATGGAGATAATAGCCTTACATAATCAAACATTAGCGGATATAACTATTAGGCATTGTGGAACTATCGAAGCTTTGGCCGATATAGCCATTCTAAACAACATTAGTATTACCACGGATTTATATGCTGGACAAATTATTCAGATTCCATTAAAAGATTATGGTAATCAAGAAGTGGTTAATTATTTCGTTGCAAACAAGGTTGAACCAGCAACGGCTTTAACCAAAGAACACATCGCATTAGTAGAAGGGAATTCGGGTATTGGATATTGGATAATTGAAAACAATTTTATAGTACAATAATGGCTAGAACTGTAGCACAAATACAAAATTTAATGTTAGCGGATATTGCTTCAGATGATACTTTGACAACAGCGTTAACGTCGTCTAGTAAGTACGCTGTTTTTAGACTATTCACATTTATAGTGGCTACAGCTGTATGGATTCACGAAACTTTTTTCGACCAGCATACTGTAGAAATTGACACAAAAATATACAATCAAAAATCAGGTAGACCATCATGGTATAGAGAAATGGCTTTGAAGTTTCAATACGGTTTTGACCTTGTTGCTGATAAAGATTATTTTGATAATGGCACGGCATCACTAGAACAAATTGAAGATTCTAAAATCATCAAATATGCTGCTGTAAATGAATCGGATGACGAAAGCAGGCTAATTGTAAAAATAGCAGGTGAAGTTGATGGTGTTTTAAGTGACTTTACAGACCGGTCTCAAGTTATCGCGATAAAAGCATATTTCAAAGAAATAAAATACCCAAGTAAAATAACAATAATCAATTATAAGGCTGATCGGCTTTATTTAAATATCCAAATAAAACGTGATGCTTTAGTTTTAAATGAAAGCGGAATGAGCATTTTAAACGCTAATTATCCTGTTCGAGAGGCTATTCAGGAATTTATGAAAGAACTTCCTTTTGATGGCGATTTGAGGCTTTCTGCTATAGTGGATAAAATGCAAAAAGTGCCAGGCGTTTTGGATGCTACAATATTAAGCGCTGAAAGTTCATGGATAGACCCTCAACAGAATGGTTATGCAACTCCACAGCCTATATTCATTTCGAAAGTAGCTGTAAGTGGTTATTTCGAAATTGTAACATTTGACAATATTAATTATGTGGTTTGATATTAATTGGAATATCTATGGGGTTCAAAATTTACCCAACAAGTGGCGTGATGTAGTTTCTATCCAGTATATAAAAGTGCTGCTACGACCGATAAATGATATTTATTACAAATGGTACAACTGGCGAATTGACAATATTTATAAGCTAGAACATACAGGACAAATATGTTATTTGAGAGGTTCTTTGAATGACAAATTTGACCCAATTGAAAGGCGTATTTATATAACTGACGGGTTAGAACATGATACTTTTTACATATACACGGAGGCGGAAGATAGAACGATTTGGTTGTACACTGAGGCCGAGAATAAAACAATTTATTTAAGGACAGAAGCCGAAACGGCTGACACAGGTTTGGACTTTATAGTTTATGTGCCTTTAGAAATTTATAATACACAAAAAGACTCTTTGATAGCTCATATTGAGTTTTACAGAGTAGCGGGAAAAAGATATAAAATTATTACAAATGAATAAAACGAATTTTGTACAAACAGGCGGTTGGCCTTTGAACGCTGAGCGATTGGAAGAGCTTGAAACAGCTTATTCAATTTTCAACGCCTTTGGGGCTTTGGCGGGTAATTTAACCATTATATCAGGATGCGTTACAGCAGGATCAAATGTAAGTGACGGTTATGTTTATATCTCTGGAGAGCTATTAACTTTTAAAGCTGCTGCAGTTACACCAACCTCGACGGTGATTATTGTTGAGCAAAAGGTAAATCGTCCTTTTGAAAATACAGAGGTTAAGACGGTTCACACCATTCGCTACGCCACTTTTGGAACTGCTGAAACCTCATGGCTATGGAGTGACTTTATGCGCCCAATGGAAACAAAGGCGTTAATCGCTGCTTTATATTCAAAAGCAGATAGAACAACTACGGATAATATTCTAAACCGCTTGGTTAATGTAGAGACAAAATTGGCGACAATTGATGCTTATGCGGAAGTAAACGTACAGGCTGATATGAATGTAACAGATGTGAATAATGATGCGTATGTTAAAAACAAACCGACAACACCAGCGTCTGAAATCATACACAAAGGCTTTTATACGATAGGTGACCCGGATGGAGAATCTACCTATTTGATTTCATTTCCTTCTGTAGGTACGGCAAATTATGCTGTATTAGGTTCTTTGGAAGGTAGGAATGGAAATAAATCAATAGACATTGGTTCATCCTATGTCATATTCAGCAGAACGCATAATTCCTTTATAATAGGGGTTGACGATATGGGAGGTGTTCAAGCCTTAGATTTTAACTATGTTTTATTGTCAAAATAATAATCAATATACAAAAATGGCAACAAATATAAATACAATTTTAAATTGGTTTATGACTGGCAAGAAACCGACACAAGCACAATTTTGGGCTTCGTTGATTAGCTTTTGGCACAAAGATGAAGCGATACCGCAAAATTCAGTATCAGGCCTTATAACTGTACTAAATGCAAAGACCGAAAACGATCAGTTCAACGCTCATAAAACAGATGAAAACGCCCATGCTGCTTTGTTTGCAAAAGTTAGGATAGTTGCCAATGGGAGGTTTACCATTTATAAAAATTCATTGAACACCAACCCTGAGACTGCTTATAAATTAGAAGCAAATGATGTTGCTTGTGGTTTTATACCTAACACTCAAATTTTTATTCCTTTTGGGATGTATCTAGGCGGAGATATTGCTGATACTGAGAACTGGAATACAAGTCCAATGGACTTCTCATAATTAATTTTAACTCAATTATATTTAATAACTATGAAAAAGATCACTTTTTTTTTAATGCTGTTTACAGCAACTTTTGGATTCTGTCAGAATCAAACCTTTACAGGTGTTAAAACATTCAACAGCGCACCTGTTTTTAAAAATTTATCTAATAATAATGGCAATAATAAAATTTTGACCATTAATGATTTGAATAAGTTGCAATGGCGTGATGCTAATTCTTTTACAACTACTTCTGATTTGCAGGGAGTGCTTGGTGTTGGAAATGAAGCAAATATGAATGATGGTGAAATCTTATTATTAGGCGCTTCAAAAACTGATAGGATTACAAGGATAGCCTATCCTAATGCTAAGTTTGAGATGAATAACAAAAATGGCACTCTTAATCTTGGTGCAAATGATCCTAATACAGGGGAGTCAACATCAGTTGTTTTAGAAGGAGGAGGTCTTGATATATATGGCAAAACTGTAACAATAAGAGATCCAAATACAATTGTTAGGTTTACATCGCAACCAACCCCATCAGGAGCACAAGACATTTTGTTATTTCCATTTTATGGAACTGGACAAACAAACACATTAGCCACAAGAAGAGACGTTGCTGCTATTGGTAATAAATCTTTAGATGATATTTTGACAGCTGGAAATACATCTGACAAAAGTATTCGTTTAATTGGGACAAATAGTGTGTCATTTTTAAACTTATCTAGAACAGAGGGAATTATGAATTTACTTCCTGATGGCTCTGTATATATGTTAAATTCATCTGGATTAGAAGTGCACGATGGTACAAGTGCAACATCATTTAAAAATGCTGGATATTTAGAATGGAATAATCTTGTAGACAAAAGTAACAGGATAAATTTCAAGAAGACTACTGCTGGTAATGCTGTATTCAACTTACCTGAATACACAGGAACTCATACATTGGCAACAATAGAAACTATAGCTCCAGCATCAGCTGCAGCTGCAGGAACAACTGGAGAAATAAGAACAACAGCAAATTATATCTATTGGTGCATTGCACCGAATACATGGATAAGAGCGGCAGGAAACACCTTTTAAATATATATGTATATGCAAACAAGAAAATCAAAATTTGGTTTCAAGCAATTACAACAATCAACCCCTGTGTGGGCATTATGGTTGTTTAGAATTACATTTTTGCTAACGAAAATAGTTGTAGGTTACATCGCTGCAACAAATCTTTTATCTCCAGAATCAAAGTATGAAGTGACTTTATTTTTGACGCTCCTTGTTGATCCTTTAGCCTTTGGGTTATCAAAAATGTTCGGTGTTAGTGTCGAAGAAAAATAGGTTAGGTTCCTTGGAAGACAGGAAGTAAAAAAAGTAGTCCTTCAGTATTAAAAAAGTAAAATATGAAACCACAATTATTTGTAGAAAAGTATCTGTCGCATGCGAAAAAAGTTGAAGTCAAAACGGGGATTTCTGCCATCGCCACATTAACCCAAGCTGCACTTGAAAGTGCGTGGGGTGACGTTGCACCAGGCTTTATGTTTTTTGGGGTTAAAGATACCGATGGTATTAACGGTAATGAGCAGTTAATAACTACTACCGAGTACACTAAAAGTATAAATAACCCCATGCCTATCGCAATTTCGACAACTCCTGTTGTTCGTAATGGTATCAAAATGTTTAAGCATAAAGGAAAAGATTATTTCAGGAAATACAATACGCCTGAAGATTGTTTTAATGATCATGCACAATTCTTTTTAAAGAATAAGCGATATGCAAAGGCATTGGCGGTCAAAGGAGATTACAATAAGTTTTTTGACGAAATCGCAAAAGCCGGGTATGCGACCGATCCCAATTATGCAAAAACTTTGAAAGAAGTATCAAAATCAATTGTAAAGCACATAAACTAGTATGAAATTATTGAAATACGTGGCGGTTTCGCTATTGGTATTTGGCTGTAAAACTAAAACGGTTACAGTTGAAAAATCAATTGAAAAAGAAAAAGAATCGATGACAATGCACTTTGATTCATTGCTTAAACAATCTACCAACACGCAATTAGATTGGCAGAAACAACAATGTAGTATTACTGATAATTTGAAGCTATCAAGTGCTTTAGAATTGGATAGTTTAGGCAATAGAAAGCCATTTCATTTTAAGCATTATGTTGATGGCCAATTAGCAGAAGAAATATACCTCGAGGGTGGCGAGATTAATAAAGAAACAAAGTCTAATAAAGCTGATGAGGTAGAGAATAAGCAAGAACGCAAACAAGAAAACACAAGAATTGAAAGTGATGTAGGTCAAAAAAAGCAAGGTGAAAAGAGTACCTTAAATAAAAACAAAAAGGCTAGTATTAAAGGCTTTCAGTTTGGTTTTTATATTTGGTCATTCTTGCTGATTGTTGTACTTATTATACTCACTTGGATTGCCAAAAAAATTAAACTTCCTGATAAGTTTAAATCGATATTCAATACAAAAGGAGGATAAAAAAGCCCTCCGACATTTAAAAAAAACTCTCACATTCATTCTAAACTGACGCACTAAAGGTCGTCGGAGGACAATAAGTCTTCTGACCCTTTAGTGCGTTTGTTATTTATGAATGTGAGAGGTGCAAATATACAATCATTAATCATCAATCAAAAAACGAACATGAATAAATATCATCAAATTTTACATCAAATTTTAAGTAAAGGAAAGAACCAGGATAACAATAAAGGTTCTATAAAGTATTTGCTGAATCAAACACTTGAACTTAAACCAATTGATTTATTGGAGTTGTTCGAAGGTCATGCAGTTGCACGAAAAAAACTAAAAGATGAGTTAGGCTTGTTTATGGCTGGGGAACGTTCCACTAAAGCGTATAGGGAAATTGGCGTGTCATGGTGGGACTATTGCGGCCCTATATTGGTAAACAGTTACCCCACTTATTTTGAACAATTGCCAAAGCTTATCGAAAGGATAAATCTAGAAAAACGAACTTCTAAAAATTATGTTCTTTTTCTTGGTTCTAACAATACCGAAAGCAACCAACAACCATGTTTAAGTTTGATTCAGTTCCAAATCGAAAAAGGAAAAATTGTGGTTAGTGCCTATCAAAGGAGTTCTGACGCCAGTTTAGGATTGCCGTCAGATATTTATCATTTATACTTAATCACTAAGCAAATAAATCTTGAATTAAAAAGCATTACATTATTCTTAGGAAATGTACACATATACGAGAATAACATCGAGAATACTAATAGTTTATTAAGAGGAGAAACAGCCACTTTTAACCTAAACACGGGTAATTAATCACTGCCAAATACACTATAAAGATAGTGTAAAACAATCATTTAAACAAATATTCAATCAAAAAAATGACACAAAAAATCAAGAAATTTACACAAGCGCCATTACCTTTTATGGGGCAAAAGAGACGGTTTTTAAACCAAGTTAAAGAAGTATTAAGCAATTGTCCAAATGATGCAACATACGTCGATTTATTTGGTGGTTCGGGACTGTTATCACATACAATCAAGCAACATTACCCATTGGCAAAAGTGGTGTATAATGATTATGATAATTATAGGTTACGTCTTGGCAATGTTAGTAATACCAATAGCCTTATTAGTGATATTAGGGCTATCGTGACTGACTGTCTAAAGGATAAAAGAATAGTAGAACCACAAAGGGGTTTGATTATTAAAAGAGTACTGCAGGAAGAACAAACAACCGGCTATGTTGACTATATTACTTTGTCGAGTAATGTATTATTTAGTATGAAGTACGTGCAATCATACGCAGAATTGGAAAAGGAAACGCTTTATAATTGCGTTAGAATGAGTGATTATAATGCTGAAAACTATTTAGAAGGTGTTGTCATTGAATCCCTCGATTACAAAGAATTGTTCTCAAAGTACCAAGACTATACTAATGTGGTGTTTTTAGTTGACCCACCATACCTAAGTACTGAGGTTGGAACGTATAAGAATTACTGGAAATTAAAGGACTACCTTGATGTTCTTAATGTGCTACAAGGTACTAATTATATCTATTTCACATCAAATAAAAGCCAAATAGTCGAGCTATGCGAATGGATGCAGGATAAGCCGGCTTTGTATAATCCTTTTGCGGGTTCAACCACAAGCACAGTAAACAATCAGGTTAATTTTAGTGCCAGTTATACCGATATAATGTTGCATAAGATAAACTATAAATTTAAATAGGTTTTAAACACTGTTTAAACTCTCAAATTGAGAGCTTCGGTTTTTTTTGTGTTTTCTCTTAACTAATCTTATTGGACGATTTTTTCACTATTATCCTTTTTTTGAGCTAATAGTATCACTGCTATTGATGTTATTATAAAAGTTCCATATGTAAATAAAAACCAAAAATTAATTATGGTATATTCTCTTATTAGTGCATTTGCATATGTTACTGGTATTAATAAAATTAAAAAACAAATAAGCAAGATTTTATAGCTCTTACTTTTATAGAAAATAACTAAAGCTATAAGTATTGGTATAACAAAAAGTCCTTCCCATAATATAATTACGGAATTATTAAGTATATCATTAATAGATTGAAACAACCCTATTATTAATAGGGCAAAATTTGGAACTTCATTTTCGTCCAATCCGGGTATCAT